CCAGGTTGCCGGGCACGCGCGTAACGCCGTAGCACAGGCCGACCACGGCACCGTAGGTGCTGCTCTGGATCGTCAGCGCCTCGATGCGCGTGTCGCTTTGGCGAAGGGTCTGGCTGCCGCTCATTGGCCGCTTTCGAACAAGGTGAACCACCGCACGCGGTGGCCGGAAAGAGGCTCTTCGGTGGGCCGGCCCAGCACCACGCCGCGCCCGATGTAGGCGTGCGCCAGCAGCAGGTCGGGCCCGACGACGATGGCGCCGTGGCTGTGGGTGTGGCCGTAGCGGAACAAACCCACGTCGCCCAGGCCTGGCGCGTCAACCTCACGCGCGCCCACGCGCAGCAGCCACTGCAGGAAGAGTTCGGCGCTGTGGTTCAGGTGCCAGTCGGGCGGGTAGTCACCCGCATCCACGCGCGGCACCATGCCCACGCGCTCGAACACTTCGGCCAGCAGCATCGCGCAGTCAACGCCCACGCCCTTGATGCGGCCGTGTGGGTGGTAGGGCGTGGCCAACCAGGTCCAGGCTTCAGCGGCCACCGCCGCGCGCGTGGTCACGTCACGGTCTCCGGCACGGGCACCCAGGGCTGGCCACGAAAGCGCACCGGCGCCACGCCGCTGGCGTGGAATTTCCAGCAGCCGTTCGGGTCTTGCGTGGTGGCTGCCGCGTCCAGGTACAGCGCCTTCGTGCAACCCGGCGTGACCGTGAAGGTGTCTCCGCTGGCAATGTCGGCGGGCCACGGGCTCAGCACCAGCAGCGCGGCACTGCCGCCCGTGGTGTGGCTTTTCACCGTGCGCGAAATGCCAGTGCAGGCGCCGCTGGTCATCATCACGACGCCCAAGTCGAAGTAGCCGGCCGGCTGGCTCAGGCCGTGCGCGAACGACGTGCGCGCCGCGTTGCTGGCCGACGTGGTGGCGCCCGTAACGGCCACTGAGCTGCGGCTGGCGCCGCAGGCGCTGTCGAACAGGGTGTTCAGGCAGCCGGCCTGGTACAGGTCGCGCGGCACCTGCACGTCCAGCAATTCCAGCGCGCTGCGCACCGACAGTTCGGCACCGTAGCGGCTGGCCACCGTGTCGCTGATGCGGCCGGGGAACCACAGCAGCGCACCCACGGGCGCAGCGTCGGCGGCGCCCCAGAACGCGCGGTCTATCTGCAGCCGGGAATTGCGCAGGCCACCCCCGGCAATGAACGGCATGAGAGCCACGCCGTTGATGGTGGTGCCGACGTTGTCGGTGATGGTGAGCCGCAGCGTGTCGACTTCCACGCCCACCGTGAAGCGCACCGAAGAGCGCGACAGCCCCGGGCCGAGGCCCCAGGTGTGGCCGCCGCCGGTCAGCACCACGTCGCTGCCGCACCAGCGGTACACGGCGCCACCGGGCAGCGTCAGCGTGTACAGGTCGGCCTTGTTCAGCGGGGCCTTGCTGTTCAGCAGCGCGGCCAGGGCGCCGGGGCTGGTTTCCCAGATTGGGGTGCGCATGGTCAGGCCTTCACGCTGATCAGTTCGACCTTGCGGGCTTCCCACAGGTCTTGCATGAATTTGGTGGTGTCGAGCTGTTCGCCCTTGAAGCGGCAGCGGCGGTAGAAGGCGCCGGACCAGGTCAGCAGCTGGCCGGTGGTGGGCGCCGTCGAAAAGGTCACCAGCCCCGTGGCGCTGATGGTGTAGCCGCTGCTTTGCAGCGTGCCGGCCTTGTAGATGCTGGGGGCGCCGTTCACGTCGTTGACCGCCTCAGCGAAGCCACCGAAGCTGCGCAACAGCTGAAAGGCCACCGTGGCGCCATCGCCCGTGCCGAACAGCGCCAACGTGGCCGCGCTGTCGTCGGGGTCGGTGAACAGAAAGGTGTCGAACGGGCCACCCCGCAGGTTGTAGAAGCCCACCAGCGTCTGCAATTCCGACCAGGCCGCATTGCTGCGCAGGAACTCGTAGACCAGCGAATAGCCGTACAGCGGCAGCGTGGCGTCGCGTGCGCGAAATTCACGCCGGCTGGGCGTGGTGCGCACCTGCACCGGCGGCGGAATGATGCTGCGCTGCACGCCAAAGGTCAGCCCCGGCAGCGCCGGGTAAACCGCGTTGCTCATCAGCGCCCCACGAAGACGAAGTCACGGCCCATCGTCTTGAGCACTCGCGCCAGGTCGCGCTGCTTGATGGTGTCGTCGGGCGTGCCGTGAATGTGGATGGGCGGGCCGCCGTTCTGCGCAGCCGCCTGCCCGTCAGCCAGGCCGCGAATCACGTCGGCGTGCTTGGCCGGCAGCACCATTTCGCGCTCGTGTAGCTGCGTCATCGGGTTCAAGCCGGCAGGGATGTCGTAGCCCATCGCAGCGCTGGGCACGCTGGACTTCGCCCCCATGACGGCGCCCATCACCGAAGCCAGCGCCGCGATGGCAAGGATGGGGCCAACGTAGGGAATGCTGGCAACCGAAGAGGCAGCGCCCGCACCTGCTTCGGACGCTTTGGCACCGATACCCGCCAACGTCAGCGCCTTTTCCACAGCCCAGGCCGCAGCCTTCTTGGCCAAGATCTTGGCGATCTCGCCGATGATGCTTTGACTGATGCCCTGCCAGACTGTTCGCATGGCCTGGCCCAGGCTCATGGTTCGGCTGAGCATGCCGTTGATGGCCGTGCCGAGCGCCTGCTCTGCAGCCTTGTAGGTGTTCACCAGCGGCTCAAGCTGCGTCGACTGCAGATCGCCCTTGATCTTGCCCATGCGCAGCTGGTGCTGCTGTTCGAGCGCTTCTTGCTGCGCATGGATCTGCTCCAGCAGCACGGCATTCCTGTCGGGGTCAAGCGCGGCAATGACGCGGCGCTGCTCAAGGGCATCAGCGGCAATCGCATTGCGCCGCTCTTCAAACTGCAGCTGCTGGGCCAACACCTGCTGCTGGCTGACCAAGCCAAGCGCAGCCACTTGGGCCAGCGTCTGCTCTTCCAGTGCAATGGTTGCCAGTTCAGCCTGGCGCGCGGCGGCAATACGTTCTTCGGCTGCCGCCTTGTCTTGCGCTGCAGCCTGGCGCTTGAGGCCGTTGATCTTCTCTTGGGCAGCCGCGAATTCCTTGGTGCCCTGGGCGTACATCGCCTGAATCTCTTGCTCGATGCGGATCTTCTCGGCGAAGTTGTTCTGGTACTGCGCGCTTTCAGCCTCCAGCGTCTTTACACGTTCGCCGAAGGTTTCACGGATGCCAGCCATCTCGACATCTGCCGCCTTGCGCGTGAGCTGCACCTTCTCTTGTTCGGTGAGGTCTTTGCGCTTCAACAGCTCCTGATAGAACGCCAGGTTGTCGGCCAGGCTGCGCTGGCGATACTGGCCTTCAAGCAGGCCCTGGCGCTCGATGGACGCCTTCGCCGATTCGAGCTGCGATTCCCACAGACCCACGCGTGACTTGTCGGCGGCGCCACCGCCACTGTCTTTGGCGAAGTCGACGTGCTTGCCGCCGTCACCCTTCTCGATCTCGGGCTTGGGGACCTTAGGCTTCCACACTGCAGCCGCATCGTCGAAGCCCTGCGCGAAGGTGGACAGCGACGTGGCACCAGCATCTTTCAGGATGCCCCAGGCCTTGCTGTAGTTGCCCTGGATGGCTTCCACCAGCGCAGCCACAACGCCAGTGACGCCCTGCACCACGGCCTTGACGGTGCCCCACACGGCCGTGACAGTGCTCTGCACCACCTTCAGCGCAATGCTGAAGACACCCACCACGTAGGGCCCCACCTGGCCGAACCAGGCCCCCAGGTCGGTGAGCACCGGCAGCAGCGCATTGCCCACCTGGATCGACAGGCTGGTGACGATCAGCTTGATGTCGTTGATGGCGGAGTTATATTTCTTGACAGCCGAAGGGTCGACTTCCAGGTTCAGGTCTTTCACCTTCTGGCGCGCGGCCACCATCTCTTCGTTGCTGAGCTTCAGCAGCGCGCGCGCTTCCGTCCAGCCTTTGCCGAACAGCTTGGTGCCGGCCACGTTCTGTTCGGTGACGTTGGTGATGCCGCGCAGGCGGTCCATCACTTCGGGCAGCAGCTCACCTGTGGCCCGGAAGCTGCCGTTGGCGTTGCGGGTTTCGATGCCCAGCGTCTTGAAGTTCTCTTCGCCCTTGCCCAGGCTCTTGGCCAGCTTGTCGCTGGCGTCGACGATGGCGCCGTTTTCGATGCCCAGCTTCTTGGCCGCCACCTGGTAGGCGGTGGCCTCTGTGGTGGTGACCTGCAGCTGCTTGCTGAGCTTGCCGGTCTCGCTGCCCCATTCCTTGGTGGCGCTGACGGCGCCCGCAAATGCAGCGCCGCCGGCGAACACGGCCAGCATGCCGCCGAAGGCGCCCTGCACCTGCTTGAACAGGCCGCCGACGCCCGCCCAGGCGGTCTCGACGCCCTTGGCGCTGACCAGGGCCGCTTCGCGCGCTTTGCCCATCGCCGCGACGAATGCCTCGGCATTGGCGTCGATGGTGTACTGAACGGTTTTGTCGGTGTCAGACATGGCGAGGAATCCTTGCGATCAGGTGTTCGGGCATGGGTGGCGCGAAGGCCATCAGGGCTTCGATGGACGCGTCATTGGCAGCACTGCTGCGTGCGCCTGGCGCGCTGCCTGCGCCGCTGTCGGCGCCGGGCTTGTAGTCGAGGTAGGCGGCCACCAGCAGGTGCACGGGTGGGTGCTTGCGCCAGTAGCGCGTCTGCGTGAGCAGGCTGGGCACGTCCCACTCGGACCACGCCTGCGCAGGCGTGCATCCGGTGCTGGCGATGAGGTGGGCGATCAGTTCTTCAAGGCCGGCGGAATCTCCGCCAATTCCATCCGCCGGCGGAGTTCCCCCATTTGTTGCACCAGGCCGCTCAGGTGCATGATCACGTCCATGATCTGCAGCATGTTGGTGTAGTCGACCCACTGCTCCACTTGCTCGATCTTCATGTCGGGGTAGTTGCGCAGCAAGGCGGCATGCAACAGCTTGCAGATGCCATCCATGTCTGGCGCTGCGCCGGACAGCAGTAACGCGGTTTCCTTTCGGTACTGTTTGACCGCCGCTGCGTTCAGCGCCGGCACCACGTAAGCGGTGCCATCAAACGTCATCTCGACGCCGGGCACCTTCAGTGGGCCGCTCATTCCGACACGGCCCAGTACAGGGCGTTGCCCGCGCCGTCAGCAAAGCCTTCGAAGTCGAATTCCGGGATGAGGAAATCGTCTTGCTTGGTGCTGATGCCGAACTTGCTGGCGATGCACTGCGGGATGGTGATGACCAGGCTCTTGCCCTGGAACGGCACGAAGATGTCGGCCTTGAAGGTGGGCGCGTAGCCCATGGGCACGTTCTGCACCGTGCTCTTCTTGGCCGTGGTGCTGGTGGCGGTGTACTGGTAGCTGATGAACACCTGCTTGCCAGTGTCCGCCGTGGCGAAGGTGTAGACACCGGCTGCCACGCTGTACTGGCCGGTGGTGGGGCCAGTGGCCACGCGCGTGAACGGCAGGCCGTTGGCGTCTTTGACGCCGAGATCCACCGTCCAAGTGCCGCTGCTGGGCACGGTGGGTGTGATGGTGAACGGCGTGGTGGGAACCAGCGCACCGGTGGTGTCGTACACGTCGCTCAGGATGCCGGCCGTGACGGTCTGGCCGAAGACCAGGCTGTTGATCATGGCGCCGCTGAACTGGGCCATCTTGGCCTTGCCGGACATCTTGCCCTTGCCACGGCCGACCGCCACCGGGAACTGGTTCTGCCCGTACAGCATCTTGGTGTCGAAGCTGAAGTCGAAGCTCATGTCCTGCAGCACGCCCAACTGGATGGGCGTGGGATTGCTGAGCGCGTTGCCGAACGCATCCGTGAGGGGCGTGCCCCAGAAGATGCCGCTGCCGAAGCCAAATTGCATGATGGTTCCTTTCGAGGGATTGAGGTGTGAGAGGTCAGACCGCGGCGCTGATGTCGCCGGCCTTGGTCAGGTACGTGAGTTCGTAGATGCAGGACAGCGTGCCTGCGGTGCGGTCGGCCTCTTCGGCCTCGGGTTCGCTGCTGGTCTTGCGGATGCGCTGCACCATGCCCAGCAGCTGCGCGTCGCTCATCAGCGCGGCGTGCATGGGAGTGGCCACCGCGTCGGCCAGTTGGTCCCACGGGTCGCCACGCACGAAAATCGCCACATTCACCCGCAGGGCGTGCCGGTCGACATCGTGGCTCATGGGTTGATCAGCTTCGCCCGCGAACAGAACCGTGATCGCAGGCGTCTGCGCGCGGGTGATGCTGGTCTCACGCGCACGAAAAACCGTTGCGCTTCCTGGCGCGGCAGCGGCAAGCACCGCCGCCATGCGCGCCAGGATCTGTTCGCGGACGCTGGACATGGCAGGTTGCGTCAGTCTTTGACTTGCAGCGTGGGCATGTCGAGCGGCGTCTTCTCGACGGCCTGCGCGTCGGGCAGCAGCTGCAACCGGGTGGGATGCAGCGCGGCGACGTCCTCGCCCATTTCGATGGTGTCGCCGGTGCCCTTGATGGAATCGTCGGGCTCGCGGAAGCTGCCGCTGGTGATGCGGTATTGAGGCATGGTGTGGGTTCCTACTTGCTGAGAGTGAGCTGGGTGAAAACCCCGTCGCCTTCCAGCATCACGTCACGCACGACGAAGGCCGCCGCGTTGACGGTGATGCTGTTGCCGCTGACCAGGCCGATGGCCGCTGTCACGCTGGTCTTGAGCAACAGCGTGTACATGGTCGACAGCACGTTGACGCCGGCCATGTTCATGGTCTCGTCGGGCGTGTCGAAGATGCCGGTGAACGCCTGGCCATTGGCCACGCACGGCACGCCGAAGTCACGTAGGAAGGTGTCGGGGTTTTCAGCGAACACGGCTTCAGGCCGCAGCGGCCGCCGGCTTCGGCGTGGCGACGATGGCCGCGACGATCTCGGCCGCCATGGCCTTGGCCAGGGCCAGGGTTTCGGGCGTGACGCCGATCTGCTGCGCGGCATTGACCGGCAGCACCTTGGCTTCCAGGTAGGCCGTGGCGGCCTTGTCCAGCGGTTCCAGCTTGTGGGCGTGCAGGTCGGCAGCCGCAGCATCGAGGTCGATGGTCTGGCCGGCGAATGCGGTGGATTCCTGGATCT